TTTTTTAATAATATTATTATTTTTTTGTATTTTTTTAGTTTTATTTTTTATTTTAGCTTTATTTAATATTTTTTTAATTTCTTTTTTGTTTTTTGTATTAATAGCATCAAATTGAATAGTTTCAGTAGATTTTAAGAAGCTTGCTTCAGGTGATTTTAAATTTTTTGTTATACCGAAATTAAAAATGTTTTTATTTTTATTTAATATGTTGTTTAATGATTTTAGATCTTTAAATAGTTCACTAACATTAATTGGATGTTCAGGGTTCATTAATAGATGTTTTACAAATATTTGTTTTAATTTTCCATAAAATGCGGTATCAATGTTAGTATTATGAACAGTTATTAGAAAAGAGAAATAAGTTGTTAGAAACCCCCATATATCAGCATTTTTTAAATATACTTTAAAGAAATATCCTTTTACATCAAAACCTTTTTCAGGATGTCTCCAATAGTTTAATATTTCACTTAGATAATTTACAACTTCTCTAGTATAATCGTAATCAGTTTTATAAAATATATAATTGTTAAATATTACTTTTAAGTAATCATTATGTCCTTTACCTATATTTTCTTTTATAAATTTGAATTCTTTATCCATAAAATCACGTATAACATCAAATCTATAATTGGTATTTTTATCGTTATAAAAATCTTTAATATGTTCCAGTGTATATTTATTAAATAATATTGTTGAGAAAGGTAGATTGAATTGTAATGGTCTTGTTGAAATAACAGATGGTATTTGAGTTTTATCTTTTATTATTCCTGAAAGTCCCCAGTCGGTAAGTCTTGTTCTAAAATTATCATCAACCAATATGTTTGTATCTTTTATATCAAAATGGTATATTTTATAAAAATTCATAGGTACGATTCCATATTTTAATAAATTTAATAATGAATTATTAATATTAATAAAATCATCACTTGATTTTAATTGATTTGAAAGCATTTGAACATCCATACCACCGTCAGGTAGATTAATTATCATTAATTTGTCTAAATTTTTATTTATGTTATTTGAGTTAATATTATTTTTACGAACAAGGTGTTTACATTTTTTATCAAATTTATGTAAGTCAATATTTTTATCTAATTTATCAAGGTTACAAATGTTATAAGGTAACATAAAGTAAGAACGAAAGTTAGGTATTTTTTTAAATATAGGTATAAATTGGTTAACTTCTTGATATTCTTGTTTTGCTTTATTTGTAGTCATTAATTTACTAACACCATCATTTCGTTTTTTAAGGTTATTACATTTTAGTGCTGGTCTAAAAACACACCCGTATCCTCCTTCAGCAAAAGCTTCACCTCCATTAATGTTATCTTTCATACTTACTATAAATGTATATTATTTTATTTTGATATTAAAATTTATGAATAAAGGAAGAAGCATAATACAATTAACATGACTGTAATAACAATCCATATATGATATTTTGAGAAAAAATAGAATTCACTTCTTTGTTGTTGTATAGTTTTATAGTTGTTGTGATAAGAGCCCATTGATTCTTTAAATGATGTGCTTGGTTTTCCCATTGATATGTTGACTCTATTTTCAATAAAATGTATCCATCTTAATAACGAATCTCGAGAATCAAGATATGGAGTGCAAGGATAATTGGTTAATAATTTACTAAATTCATCAGATATGTCATTGTGTGGTAAGAATAGTGGAAGATTTTGAATAAAATCATAATATTTTTTTTTTGCTATATCGTTGGGTGTAATAGGATAAGTCATACAAATTGTATATAAAACAAACCAATAATGAGGGCCCCATATTTTTGGATTGAGATTCATAATATAATCTATATAAAAAGATTTTATTATTTTATCTAATAATGAAACCTAATTTATTTTGTAATAATTGTGGTAAATCAGGTCACTTAATATTAGAATGTAAAATGCCTATAACTAGTATAGGTTTAATACTATTTCGTGAAAACAAAGATGTGATAGAATATTTAATGGTATGTAGAAAAGATAGTTTCGGGTATTCAGATTTTATAAAATGTAAATTTCCTGTTATAGAGGATACATATATAAGTTCATTAATTAATGAAATGACAATAAGTGAGAAAAACAAATTATTATCATTACTAAACGATAGTAATATTAGTGAAAGTATGGAAAGAAAATTAAATATAGTGAATGAAGAGTTATTGAATGCTATACCAAAGGTTGATTTAAAGACACTAATAGAATCGAGTAAGACAAAATGGCACGAACCAGAATGGGGTTTTCCAAAAGGACGACGTAATAATTTAGAAAAGGATTTAGATTGTGCGTTGCGTGAATTTGAAGAAGAGACAGGTTATAAAAGAGAAGATATAACACTTATTGAAAATATTGTTCCATATGAAGAAATATTTATAGGTTCAAATTATAAAAATTACAAACATAAATATTATATTGCTCATATGAATAAAATAGATGAAAATAATAATTTTCAAAGGTCTGAAATATCCGATATGAAATGGAAAACATTTGATAATTGTATTACAAGTATAAGACCTTATAATTTAGAAAAAATTGATATACTTAAGAATATTGATAAAGTAATAAAAATGTATAAGATGTATGATTAAATTAAAAAGTGGATATAAAAATATACAATAATAAAAATAGAAAACTGCGATTTCTTGTTCATAACTATAATCTATTATTAATATATATTAATAATGGATAGAAATTTATATACAGAAACTGCTGTTGAATTGATTGATAATAATATAGATACAGAACAAGAAAAACTTATTGATAAATATGGTAATATTGAAAATATTGATAATATAGGAAGAATAGAGATGGAAGTAATAGAAGCAGAAGAAAAAACTATTGGAAATGATAATTATCTTTATCCTCATATGTCTGATCCCAATTTTAGTTTAAAAATAGCAAATAAAAAAGAATTTTCAAATACTGGTTACAAATATATAGAATCTAAAACAGAAGAAGAATTTAAAAAAAATGCTGATGAATTAATGAGTGGGGGTTTTATATTATCACCACATCAAATTTTTGTAAGAAATTTTCTTTCATCATCAACACCATATAATAGTCTTCTTCTTTTCCATGGATTAGGTTCAGGTAAGACATTATCTTCAATTGGTATATCAGAGCAATATCGTCGTGAAATGAGACAAACAAGTAATTTTAAAAGTATAATGGTTGTAGCATCACCTAATGTTCAACAGAATTTTAAATTACAATTATTTGACGAAAGAAAGTTGGACCTTATTGATGGTTTATGGACATATGACGGTAATAAAGATAATGCATTTATTAGACAAATAAATCCAATGGGAATAAAAGGTATTACAAAAGAAAAGATGATATCACAAATAAAATCAATAATACGTTCTTCTTATACATTTGTTGGTTATCGAAAATTTGCGAAATTGATAGAAGATATAGAAACGAAAAGCACAATTAATGATAAAATAAAGAAAAACATTTTTAAAAATATAATAGAAACTGAATTTAATGATCGACTTATTATTATTGATGAGATACATAATATTAAAAAAACTGAAGGTAATGATGAATCATCAAGACGTGTTTCAAAAAACTTATTAAAAGTCATAAAGAATAGTAATAATATGAGACTATTATTATTAAGTGCAACACCAATGTATAATGATTATAAAGAGATTATTTTTATGTTAAATATGATGAATTTGAATGATGGTAGAGATGAATTATATTTAAAAGATGTATTTACAAAAGATGGTGCTTTTATAACAGGTGAAAAAGATGGTAAAAATAATTTAATTCGTAAATCACGAGGATATATATCATTTGTTCGTGGTGAAAATCCTTATACGTTTCCATATCGTATATTTCCTTCATTATTTGAAAATGATAAATCTATATTAAATAAAAAATATCCTTTAAACCAAATAAATGGTTCTCCAATGAAAATGAATAAAAAAATACAATTTATTGATTTATATACTACAAATATGGGTGTATATCAAAAAAAAGGATATGAATTATTAAAATCTAAATTAATAAAAAAAATAAAAGACGTTGTCGATGAAACAGATGAGATTAATACAATGACACAATATGGTTATACAACAATGCAACCTCTTATAGAATCATTAAATATAGTATATCCACATATTGATATTGAAGATAAAACAATGTCAACGCAATTTATAGGTTCAACAGGTTTAAATTATATTATGAACCACGAAGAAAGTATCGAAAAACGTTATAAAACCAATTATCAATATAAAGATGAAATATTAAAAAAATATGGTCGTATATTTGCATATGATAATATAGGTAATTATAGTGGAAAAATTAAAAATATTCTTGATAAAATAATAACATCAGAAGGGGTTTCCATTATTTACAGTCAATATATTGACGGTGGTGTATTACCTATAGCACTTGCGTTAGAAGAAATGGGGTATAAAAGATATGGTAATACAAAATCATTATTTAGTGAAGAACATATAAAAGAACATAAAGTTATTCCAATTGACTATCAACATAATGTAAAAACTAATGTAAAAGAGAATGAATTTAAACAAGCAACATACGCAATGATTACAGGAGATATGTTATTAAGTCCAGATAATTCTCAAGAATTAATGGCTGCTACCGAAAATTCAAATATATATGGTTCAAAATTAAAAGTTATATTTATAACACGTGCTGGTTCTGAAGGTTTAGATTTTAAATTTGTTCGTAATGTATTTGTTTTAGATCCTTGGTATAATATCAGTAGAATAGAACAAATAATTGGAAGAGCTATACGTTTTAAAAGTCATAAAGATTTACCTTTTGAAAAACGCAATACATCAATTTATTTATATTGTACTTATGATAATGAAGCCGATGAAGAAACAGCTGATTTATATATTTATCGCAATGCTGAAATAAAAGCAATACAAATAGGTAATGTAACACGTGCGTTAAAAGAAGCATCAGTTGATTGTGTTTTAAATAATGAGCAAAATAAATTTACATCTGATAATATCAATTTAACAGTAACACAACAAGTTTCTAATGGTAATAATATAAATTATGAAATAGGAGATAAACCTTTTAGTAATAATTGTGATTATATGGAAAATTGTATATATAAATGTAGCAATCGTGATAATAATCTTAAATTAGATATTGATGACACAACATTTAATCAAAGCTTTGCTGAAGTAAATATGGAAATAATTATAACAATTATAAAATCATTATTTGAAGAAAATTATATTTATGATAAAATCGAATTGTATGATAATATTAAAAAACATAGAAAATTTTTAAGTGAAGAAATAGATTTTGCTCTTGATAAAATGGTACGTAATCAGGATTTTGTATATGATAGTTTTGGAAAGTTAGGTTATATAGTAAATGTAGGTCCATATTATTTATATCAACCAAAAGAGTTACAAGATAAATCTATTGATGTGTTTGAAAGAATAACACCTGTTGATTATAAACAACCTAAAATACGTTTAAACATAAATTTTGGTCAATTTGATAATAAAAATAAAGAAAATATAGAATATAATCGTGAAGAAGCTTACAATACAATGGAAAAAATAATGGAACATTATAAAAAAATTATTATAGATAATGATAAAGAGACTGATGAATATTTTGGTATAAATATATTACGTGATAATGTTAGAATATTGAATGAATTATTTATAAAAGAAATAATATTTGATTATTTATTTGACCGATGTGATATAATGGAAAAAATATATTTATTAAATCAATGTTATGACAATATAAATAATGACAATGTAAATAAAAATATTCAAGATGGAATTAATACATTGGAAGAAGAATTCTCAACACTGGGATTAAAATGTATGGAAAAGTATAAATTTAATGTTGATAATGTTGTATATTATGTTTTTGAGGATGAGAGTGACTATAGTGTTGTTGTTAAAGATAAATATTGGATTATGGATAATACATTAAAAGATTATATAAAAAATACTATAATGAAAACAAAATATATTGGTCCAGACGTATTTTCAACCGAATTTATGGATGAATATATAGGATTGATGTTATTTTCAAAAGTAAGTAAAACATCAAAAGATAGCAAAATAGAATTTAAAATGAAATATATGAAAAATCAACGTAGTAAATCATTTGTAGGTAACGATTATTTGAAAAAATATAAAATAGATATGATAAATAATTATTTATTTCCTGAACGTAACACTATAATTCCTGATAAAGTAAAACGTAATGAAAACTTTTATAATTTTTCAAATAAAGACAATAAATTTAGAGTTTTAAGTTTGACAAATTTAATTGAAATAATGTATAGATATTATGATAAATTAAAACATCAAGATAAAAGATGGTTTATGGATCCATTAGAAACAACAATAGTAAAAAAGGAAAAAACAATTGTTTTATAAATAAAATTGAAATATAATTGTTTTGAAGTTATATAAATACTTTGTTTATAATATATATATGGATATGAAAAAATATAATAACGACGATAATAACGACGATAATAA